CTAATTAGTCAAAATGCCGTCAACTACAATAAAGCTAATTATAAACAACTCAAATTTCAACTCCGCCCCGAGATTGTGGCGGAGTTTGATAGTCTGTGCGCGATGGAGGGGATATCAAAAGCGGAGATGTTTCGCCAACTTCTAAAGTTTTATAAAAATTCGCAAAAAATCTGAAAATAATGCTTGCAATATTATATTGTACCATATAATATGGAACACATAAGCAAGAGGGACGCGGCACCGAGCTTATAACATCATTAAACAGGCCGCAGGAGATAAAATTATGACTACTACTTATTATTTTTCAGAAACCAATCACATCAACGCTTATGGCCCAGCTCAAGCATTAAAAGCCACACATCTGGCCGACGCGAAACGCGAAGCCTCACGCCGTCAATGTTTTCATGGTACCGTACTTAAAATCGGCACAGCATACAGCTTAAACACAGACGGACTGTTGGTTGATGAAATCGCAAGCAAAGAAAGCGGTAAAAAATGGGTTGACCGTTATTAATTAAGGGAGTAAGATTCAAGCCGTCAGAGCAATCTGGCGGTTTTAATTCAGCTACAAGGCTGTGTGTTAAAACTTAACTACTGAATAAGTAGCTTAGAAAATAGGTGTTTATTTGGATACATTACTGCCGAACAGGTAGCTTAGAAAATAGGTATTTATTTGGACACATCACTGCCGAATAGGCAGCTTAGAAAATAGTTGTTAATTTGAACAACATCACTGCCGAACAGGCAGGCAAAAGGCGAGGGTAATCCTCGCCTTTTACTTTATGCAAATTTAAACGCCCTTTAAACTATTGTTAAAGGGCGTTTTTTATTGGTTTAAATTTGTGATTTATTTCGCATAAGGGTTAAAAGGTTTATGCAAAATCTTTCGCGCTTGACGGATCGATTTCGCCATTTTGGATTTTTCGTTGTAAATTCCAAATTTCAGGCATCGCTTGTTGACGTTCCGGCACCTGAAAAAGATGCGTACCGTCAGGCAACAAGAACGGTTGTGCTGCTAATGAGTTTTGTGCTCCGCTAAAGATTCCACTATTATTGACAATCGCTGTCGGAAATTTCGCGCGCACCGCCGGCAAGTATTTTTCCGTCAAATACTTCGCGACGTAGAGATACGTCAAACGCGGCAAGTTTTCCTCGCGCTCGATGTCGCTCGCCCGCAATACTGCCGCCGCAGCCGGTTTATCGGCGAACTTGACTAAATAAAACGTTTGCTCGGCAGCGCCGCATTGGAATACCAAATCAGCACCGCATTGAACTTGCTTGATGCCGTCAGCGGCAATCAGCAAGCATAAGCGGTTTTGAAATTCAGTCGGCAATTCGACGTCGGCGTTGATGCGGTTAAATTTGGCATCGGGTTTCGCCGGCACGGTAATTTTTAATGTACGTAAGTTGTCTTTTAATGCGTCGGCGGCTTTATTGAGTTCAGTGAGTTGTTCTTGTTGCGCTTGCGTTGCGTTGCTGTTTGCGCCAAACAATTGTTTTAACTCGTCTTGCCCGCGTATAATCGCTTTCACATCGTCACCTATGGCTTGGATGGTTTTTTCTAAATTAGTCGGTTTTTCGGTCATTTGTTGTCCCTTTTGCTTTGTTGTAAATTGCTAAATAATCCAGTTCAAAGTCTTGCTTTATCTCCGGTTCGTCTTTGTTGCCGACGCGCACAATTATACGCGGCTTGGCTTTTACCATTACTTTAATCGTGTTTTTCATCCTCCCAGCCCTTGATTCTGTCTTGTTGATAGTAGCCTGTGCGGGTGATCTTGCCGCCGACTTTCGTCTCACGCCAGTTTTGCGCATCGGTGATTTTTAAGTCCCATTTTGCCGTTTTCCACGTAGCACCTCGTGTTTTTTCGCGCCGGCACGTAATTTGAATCACGCCATCATCAATCACTTCAAGCCCGGCACCGCGCGTCAAATGAATCACTGGGTCTCCATGTCTGTCATCCGGCACAATAAATAAATCCAATGTGCAGCCTGCCAAATCAAGCGGAAGATTATTTTCAATAAGTTCGATTGTCTCCCGCGTGTCGTCACCGATTCGCCAGACGAAATCGACCGTTCCCTCGTCTTTTTTTAGCATCTATTGCCCCGTTTAAAAATTGACGCTAGTTGATTCGGACTAAACCGCCAGCCCTCCTCACTGTTGTAAATCGCGTTAAAGCACCATTCGGAGCAAAAGTATTTGCTCCGTTTTTGCTTGATGCCGAGCACCACCCCCAGCGCCCCCCACCAGTCGTATTTTTTACCCGTAGTACGGTTAAAATATGTCTTGATTTGTTCGGCCGTGACTCCCTCAACCGGTAATAAATCCCACTTGCTCACGTCACGCACATTAATTTGCTTGCAACGCACGCCTCCGTCTCGCAAACTAGACGAATAACAATCCCACACCGTCTCAAGCTCATAATGATGCCCTCGCGTAAATACTAAGCGTTCAATCGCAATCTCGCAGTGCGAATATTCACCCTTTGTGAAAAAACGCGTCACCGCGTCAGCCAAAGCTTTTACCGGCTCTTTTCGCCAGCTGCGATGGTGTTTGTAAAATGCTAAATAAATCCCATTAACCATTTTGATAAGCCTCCATCAAGTCGTCCATTTGCTTGATAATGTCGTCATAAATTGACTGCATTTGCTCAAGCGTTAAGCCCGGGTGTTTGAGCTCGTATTTACGCATGCGTTGATTTGCTAATTCAACCTGTAATTTTTCTAAACCTGCGGCCTGCACTAAAATCAAATCGGTTGCGGTTTTGTTATCTATACCGGCGTGGCGCGCAAAATCAGCAATATAGCGACTGACATCTCCTTGATATCCTGCCGCTTTAAACTCAATCGCGGCAGTTTGGCGTTCGCGATATTCACTTTCAAAGCGCGTCCAAAATTTATAGATTTCTTCTGCTTTAGTATCAATGCCGTCAATAAGCTCAGTTATTACCTTTGCGTTGAGTTCGGCTTGTTTTCCCACATCAACGACCCATTTTGTCCCATCCCACTGATGCACCGCTGACGGCTGACGCGGGCGGCCGCTAAACACGCTATCCTTGAATGTGATGTCATCTGAATTAATCGACAAATATTGCTGATATTGCGCATCAGTAAGATCAATTAACTTATCATCGGGAATGTCATAAAACGCGCGAAAATCACTGTCAATCAGCTCAAAATGCCCGTCATCATCAATCATATGCAACAAAAACATTAATAGCCCTCCACTTTAATCATCATATCTACAGTTTCGCCGGTATCTCCATTAATTCTTCGAGTGTAGATATTCGTCCGGTCTTTTATGCCGCCTTGTTTTTCAAATCCCCAAATTGGTTTTGTCCATTCTCCCGCTTCGGCTCCAACTGTGCGCTGGCTCCAGATGTTAGTATCATTAGTCCGGGATATATGTGCTTCGACCCACGTTACTTTATTCGGCATAGCTGTCCAAAGTTGTACCGGAATCTCGACTTGCCTGAAGTGACTATCTCTAATCGGCTCAAAATCAAACCAGTTAACGCGGAAATTGCGGAAATAGAAAAACTGTTCAATGCGACCATCCGGATAAATGCAAACGTAACCTGTTACTGATATATTTTTGCTTGTTGCATCATCCCAATCCGGTCGCGTGCCTTTGATTGTTCTTGAGTAATCTTTACGCGTGACAGTTTTTACATCATCTAACAATGCGACGATACCGCCTTTTTCCGGCATGAAAATATCGTACTTATCTTCGAGCCAAAATTTCCACTTCGTATCATTTATCAGTTCAACCCGCGCTCGTTTGCCGTTTTGACGATTGATATGCAATCCCGCAAAGCCGCCTTCTTGTTTGACGGTGACGTAGCTTTTGCCGTCATGATGAAAATAATCATGCAACCAGCCATACGGTTTCGCCCAGATATGCCCGTGACCGCTTAATGTCATGCCGACCTGTCGGCGTTTAATATCAAAATCATAGCCGGGCGGCATCACGTGAAAACGCATTTCGACGGTATGGTTGCCGACGTCCACCGCTTCAACCGCTGCTTGCGCCGAAGCTGCATTACTGACCGTCATATCCAGCCCAGCGCCGTTATTTTCGGTGCTTTTTACGTCCAAC